AGCAAAATTTTTTATTATAAAAATGTCATTAACATTGCTTTTAATTTCCAATGACCCAGTAATTACAGCACTTCCACTAAATGGAAATGTGCCGCCTGTGGTACTATTAAGGGCATATGATGCAGTAACTGCATAACTAGAAGATATATTATATAAAGAGCCTGTCTGTAACTGACCTGGTTTAAATTGTCTTCCCATTACGACCATCTCCCTTTAACAACAACTGTATCACTTGATTCGATAGGATATCCCAATATTGCAGTGTCAAACGTAATTGTTTGCGTGCTAGAACTAGGTATCCAACTATATGCAACTTTATCAATATATTGTCCATTAATATAAACGTCAAATTCATTGACAGTTGCTAACATAGTTGTTACAGGATTTGTTGCAGCTGAGTGTGCTATTGTTACAGTACCACTTGAGACATATGTTGCTATTTCATCAGTTAAATTTGTTAAATACAACATTGTAGTTGCATCTAATGTTCCGCTACTTCCGCCGCTAATTGTTGCTGTGCCTCCATTCGTAATAAATTGTTGCATTTGCAATATCTTAGCAGGTACCGTTGTAGTAGCAAATATATTTTCTGATACATCAATGTTAACATCGAATACAAGTTTTTTAACTGAAAACATTTTATGCAATGTTGATCGTCTAGCTTCTTGTTCTGACAACAATGTACCTAATACCGTTAAAGGTATAGTTGCTCGTACTAAACGATCTTCCCCGACTGTATTAACAGTTTCGAAACTAATTTGTCCAATCGTTGTAGAAAATTTATTATTTTCATTACCCCAAGCAAATCGACCATATGGTAAAATTTGATCAATCAATGAATTCATTTGTGCGGTAAAATCACACCATACCATCATATCATATTCAATAGTAACATATTTAGGAATATCTACTACGTATATTTTTTCTGATTCTTGCGGTACATTTGTTGGGATAGGAAATAAATCATCTTGGTATCTATTTCGTTCATTGAATTTTGTTTTATAAACTCGTACGTTTTCAGATTGTGGTCGATTTACATCCAATGTTTTCATTTGATCACGTTCTGCTACGCTATTTCTTTTTAACATGATGACCGGAGATTGAAGCATTCCTTTTTCATCACGTAAATATCCTAAACGACGTACGTTATCCCATTTCTCTCCACTTGCAAAAATTACAGGAACTGATATTGTATCATCTTCTGTAATTAGTTGAGGTTGTATTTCATTTTCAATAAACCACTTAATTGCATAATCAATATCATAAGTAGTTCGTTTTGGAGTACGAATAACATCATCATCTCTGCGTTCTTGATATGCCCGATTCAACAATAGATCGTCAGTCAATCCTTCCGTACGGTTAGGATTAGGCTTATTTGTTTTTCGATCTATGTCCTGTCTATTCAGTCTAGGCATCAATATCCTTTATATGCAGGTGAATTATTATCTCCGCCTCTTCTTATATTTTTAATACCTTGCGGTGTTTGTCTTGTTGCGTGTGCGTCACATATTACCGATACACTATATCCGTGCTGTGATCCATTAGGCCATGTCTCTGGATTTTTCCCTACAAAATATTGATTTGCATCAACATTGTCTAATTCATAATATTCATTGTCCCAAAATATAATATCTCCAACTTCTGGATAAAATGAAGCTCGTTCTAAAATATCTCTAGATATTGCAAATTGTCCGGTACGTGTATATGTATGACCATAATCATCCATATTTGCCGTTTTTGTTTCTTTAGTAATCAAACACGGAATTAAAATAGAATTATAAAATGATTTTGCTTCAGATTCGCCATATATATTTGAAGCGCTTTTTTCAACAACCAATTTAAAAAATTCTATTTCAGTATCAATAATAGCATTAATCAATTCAGAATTAATTGCAGCTAAAAATCTTGCATCTCTAATACCACCAAACAATGCCATATGTCTCTCCTATCCAATGTATATTTTTAATGGTACTTTTGCTAACATTTCATTCATTTGCGTTGCTTCTGAATTTTGACGAGTCATCATTTGTTCCTTAGTCATCTTATCTAAGAATTCACGCAATTGTGTAATTAATTCTCCTTTTTCGGTTTGACCTTGTGATACTAAATCTGCTCCATTTAGTGTTACTTCACCATTTGGAATAGGAACGCTTGAATATTTATTTCGTACGTATCCTAACATTTCTTTTGTCAAAGCAATACCATATTTAATAATCCACGCACGCCCCATATCATTAATTCTCCCGTAGGTTTGATATGTATATGGTATATTTGATGCGTCCGAAATTACATTGTTTAAAAGTGCGGTATTACCAAATAAAACGCCTTCGTTAGTTTTTTGTGTATCAAATATAAATTCTACATATACTTTTGAAAAGAATGGCGTTGCAGACGTTGAACCAGTACCAGAAGTTGGCACAGGCCATATTTTTATATCATCACCATGTATTTCAAATGTATAATGAGACTTACGTACTTGATCATTAAATTCAATTGATTGCAGTCGGAACAAGTCGGCATTAACTGGCATCATCATGAATGATATAGATGGTGAAAATCCTCCAAATCCGAATGAATCCAATAATTGTTGTGAACCTAATCCAGTTCCAACAAATGGGTCAAAGTATCGTACAACTGCCGGTGGAGCATTGTGAAGTACTCGTTTTACTTCAACGGAACTAGTTGTTACTGTAATGCCCAATGATTGCGATATTGCAGCTTTTAAACTATATGTTTGTTGTCCAGGTACCATATCAATAGCAAGTGTTTGCCATTTTATATTTCCACCACTATCTGCTTCAGTACCATATGCTTTTGAAAGTTTAGTAATATAGCCAAACGTATTACCAACTAAAGCACCTGTCAAACTAGAACCACTTAAAAATGATGATCCTGTGTTAACACCTAATGTATTGATTAAATTGTTAACAATGTTAACTTGATTAACTTGATTTGAATATTCAATTGCAGCTGCTTCGAACGCCGTATAAAAATTTATATCTCGAAGCTCAACATCCATAATTGGGTAACCCAATTGTTGTGCAGCTGCTTTTGCAAACTTATCAGCATGGTTCTGGAATACAGAATCTGTATCAAAAAATCCAAATGGTGTTGAACCCGCTGAAAAAGACGAACTTCCTGGCCAAATTGGTTTATTTTCACTGTAATCCATTACTTATCCTCTTTATGTATAAATATCAATACGTTTCATTTAGAAGTTTTAAAATTTCATTTAATGATTCATGTCGATGATTATCTGTTAAAATGATTTCATTAACATATTGTGATTTTGTTAATTTCGGAACTTCATGAACTGCTGAATCATTTGAAAATTTTAAATCTATTTGATAACGGTCTCCTGTAAGTATCATGATACTGTCTTTGCCTAATCTAGATACTACCATTTGTAATTGTTGTTTTGTTAGATTTTGAAATTCATCTACAATACAAATTGCATTGTCAAATGTACGTCCTCTAAAATGTGCTAAAGAAACTAATTCAATATTTTCTTCCTTTTCCATTTTATCTAGTATCTCTGGTTTATTATAAACCTTGCGCATATTGCTACGAATTGGAACTAACCATGGATCCATTTTTTCTTGCAATGAACCTGGTAAGAATCCATTATCTTCATTTGATACAGTAGGTCGTGTCATGATAATTTTATCAATTCTACGTTTAAAAAACATATCTAATGCAATCTGAACTGCTAACAATGTTTTTCCTGATCCCGCTTTACCTAATAAAAAGTTAAATGGCGTTTCAATAATTTTAGCTTTTGCTTGTTTTTGTTCTTCTGATAACGTTACTGAAAATTTAATATCAGTTTTTGGTGGAGTTTTCTCCTTGTTTGTTATAGACATAAATAACCTTGTTAAAATTAAAATAATTTTGTAAGTGTAGATTCTTGAAGTGTCATGTCTTTTAGAGTTTCAATTTTCCCTAAACATGCTTTTCGCAATGCTAAATATGTTTGACGTGGCGAGTGTGGTGTCATAACTTTAATAGTTACTAATTCTTTATCAGGACCTAGGTCTTGTTCAATATGAACCATTAATACTAATGAAATTGCTCGTATACGATCTAATACATCAACTAATCGTCC